ATCAATTCTCCTCTTTAATGCTTTTCTCGGAAGAGAATGAGACGGTTAGCTCAACGCGGACGACTACAACTTCCGAGAAGCTGCATCGGTCTTCAGGAGGCGTATCTCGTTCCATTCTATTGACAGAATCGGATATTATAGACGCTATTACATCGGGTTCCATTGTTCGTTCCTGCGTGAGAATTATGACTTGGTCCCGATTTTGCGACCGGATACATGGATAATTCTGACAAGACACGCTTCAAGAGTCGATGGCTTCACGAAAAAGTTTAGAACAAATCACGAACTTTCTTTGCTTAGTGTGTCATAGGTCAGGAGCATGACCTGAACCAGCTCACGCATGGTGGGTTTTCCCCCGGCGTCGGCAAACATCGTCTGGGCGGCCTGTAAAGCGGCAGCCATGCGGTCAACATTGATCGAACTGAATGCCGTTCTAGGCGCGGAATTCTGCGGCTTTTCCGATGCTATGGGCGCGGAAGGTGGCAGTCCGGACATTGGCCCCTCGCCGGTGGCGAGCCAATCCACGTTGACGCCGCAAGCGCGCGAGAGAGCGACGAGGCTTGTCGCCTTCAGATCGCGCCCAGCGAGATAGCCATTGAGCGTACTCAGCGGGACCGACGAACGGGATGCTACGACCTGGTTACCGCCGGCCTGCTTGATTGCCGACCGAAGCCGCGAAATCCGGTCATCGACTTCCGAGATCTCGGCCTGAACCTGGAAGTCTCCAACATCCTCATTGTCAAACTTCCGAGTTCCGTTTTCGGTAGACATTTCAACGTCCTAGTCAAAAATTATGGCGACTTCTGAGATTTTTAACTCGGAAGTGCCCAAACACGCTTGCGACGCATTCCAAAAGCGGTATTCTACCCTAACAAACGGCTCAACAAAGCTTCGGAAGCATAACGCTTTTGGGCTTGCTGGTGAAGGACGCTCATTTTGGCGCGCATCCCCCTCGGGTGGCATCCCGAAGACATCAAGGCCCGCCTCCGCGCGACGTATGGGCCGATCACCACGCTGTCGGAGACGTGGGGCTTCGGCCGCAATGCGATCACCCTGACCCTGAAGCGTCACGACTATTCGCAGAGGGTCGAGAAGCAGATTTCCAAGGCTCTGGACGTGCCTTTGCACGAATTGTGGCCCGCCCGCTGGTCGCCGGAAGGGGAGCCCTGTCCGCGTTCCAACACGTTCGACCCTATCCGGGTGCCTCCCCGTCCCACCAGTCAAAACGCGAGGGCTGCCTAAATGGAAGTCGTGACATTACGCGTTGACCAGATCGACGCGGTTGGTCGCATTCGCTCGGTGGATGACGACTATGCCCGGATGATCGGCGTCAACATGGCGCAGAAGGGGCAGAACCAGCCGATCTTGGTGCGCCCGGCTGAGAATGGCCGGTTCCGGCTGATCGATGGTGCGCACCGTCTGCGCGGGGCGCAGCTCACTGAGCCGCCGATGGAGATGATCCATGCCATCGTGCGCAGCTTGTCCGACGATGAGGCGGATTTGGCGGAGATCGATGCCAATCTGGTGCGGCACGATCTGAACGAGTTGGACCGATGCGAATTCCATCGCCGCCGCCAGGAAATCTGGAAGCGACTGCACCCGCTGGGCGAAAAACCGAAACGGGGTGTTAACGACGACAAATTTGTCGTTTTGCTGCGCACCTACTCGAAGGCGACCGCCGAGAGGCTCGGAGTGAGCCAGCGCACCGTGCAGCGCCTGATCGAACGCGGCGAGCACATATCCCCCGAAGTCAAACGTTTGCTCGGCGGAACGCCCTACGCGAACAGCGGCGTGACGCTCGAAGCGTTGGCAAAAATGGACAGTGTTCGGCAGTTGGCGGTCGCCCAGAAGCTGGTCTGGCATTGGGAAGCGCGGAGCGAGACGCTGCCGGTTGCCGAGGCAAAGAAGGCCGTCGATGGCGTGGTTGAGGGGCGCGACGATCCGGCAGACCTCGTCGAGAGGGACTTCTACAAGCTGAAGAAGCTCTGGAAGCATGCCGACATCTCGGCGAAGCGCCTGTTTCGCGAATTCCTGGCGCGGGAGCGGGTGTGATGGCAGCTCATGACGTTGCTTCGTACCTGCGGTGCGTTGCGCATCGCTTCAGCAACCTCGGACCGGGCGAAAACCCGCTCTGTAAAACTGGCTGGGATCGTGCCCAGGCCGATGCGGTCTTTTTGTGTGAGCTTGCCGATAAGATTTCCGCCGCCAATGGCGCTTATGCACGCAATTTGCGGCGCATAGCGGTGTCTCTGCAGGCGCTTGAAGTCGGGCCGAACCGCCTTTCGAGTAACAGCGCCAACCTCGTGCTGAACTCGTGCGATTGGCTGCTCGATCTCGCCGATGGCATCGACGACAAGCCCGCACGCAGCCGCCAATACAGTGTCGTTGCGATGACGCGCCAGAGGATGTCGCGGCTGACGACGGGGGTGCGGCCATGAGCGGCCCATCTCGCAACATCGTTGTCCCGATGAATTACGGCGAGCTGTTTGCTGCCGTCGTGGCGCTGGGCGTCTTCATCGACTGCGCGGATACGCTGCCCGAGGCCGCGCAGAACCGTAGGGCCTATCTCGCGACCGTTCAGACTGCCTCCGTCGTCCGTGACCGTTTGCGGGCCGCGATGGCTCAGGGAGCACTCTCATGAACGCCCTTAAAGCAATTCAGCTGCTGGACCGGCTCTCGCCGATGCCTTTGCGCACTGACCTTGATGTCGAGGCAGGGGTGATCTTTGGCGTCGACGGTGATCCTTTGATCGCCGTCGATAGCTTCCAAGACCGCGAACTGACGGACGAAGAGGTCCATATCATCGCCTCTGTGGTCGCAGTCGCCGTCAACGAGTGGACGGAGCGTAACCGGCTGATCATCGCGGAGAATTATGAAGAGCGGGCCACCGTGATGCTCGATCATGCGGATGCCAATAACCCGCACGCCATCTATGAATCGAACTGCATTCCGGCACCGGATAGCCCATTACGGGCGGGAAATCCGGGCGGTGCGATGGGCATCGAATGCCGCCAGGATGACGATCAGCGTCGGCCTTTCACGCCGCAATCAAAGCCGATTGTGCCGCGTACGACGCCGCTCCCCCCTGAGTGGCAGGCGCAGGTAGACGTGGGCCGTGCCCACTTAGCGCGGATGCGTGGGGAGTTGCTTACTCCAGAGCAGGTTTCTTTGCTCGCGGCTTACGACGCGGAGCAGGCGGTTCAGGCGGCGTCGAAGGCAATCTCAGCAGAAACTGCAGAATGTCTTCCAGATGTCCCCGACGACGTGCTTCTGCATCGTAGAGGAGCTGTCGTGGCGCGACAAAATCCTGAAACGCTGCTCGGTCAAATGGGGACTCATCCATGCGAGCGATGATGCACCCCCGCATTTCTTCATGCGGGATGATCCCCTTCATGACGAGCATATCGACGAGGTCGGTGACCATCGTCACTGCGAATGTGGCGTCACCCAGCGCGATTGCTCTGGGGTCTGGCGATCCTTTGGGCATCTGCGCGCTCCTCACTGAAGCGTCCAGCTTCCATGGCGTCGGCCGAGTCCCGCAAGCATCGACAGTGGAGGCCATCTAACCATGCCCCCCCCCGACCCTCGCCAGCAGACCCTGCTTGACTGGACGCCACCGGCGCCGGTGCCGCGTTTTGAGGAAGCGAAGATCCGCGCCCAGACCATTGGGGATCGCATTGCGCGGGCGGTGTCCGAGGCGATGAAGGAGAGCGGGGCCTCGCGGGAGGTGTTGGCGGAAAAGATGGGCGCGTTCCTCGGCGAGACGGTGCCGAAAAACATGCTCGATGCTTACGCGTCACAGTCGCGCGCCGAACACGTGATCAACCTCGTGCGCTTTGTTGCGTTGCTGCATGCGACGGGCGACCAGCGGCTGCTGAACGCGATTGCCGAAATGTTCGGATGGGCGGTGATCGAGCAGAAATTCGTGCCGCTGATCACCGCGACCATCCTGCACGCCAAAGAAGATGAACTGCGCGACAAGCGCAAAGAGCTGCTGGCGCAGGCCAGACGGCAGGGGGCGATATGACCCGATCTATCCTCGTTCAGGAGTGGTTTTCGGCTGCCGAGTTGGCCGCTCTTGGGCTGCCGGGGCTGCCCGGCACAGCGCGCGGGGTCAGCCTGAAGGCAGATGGCGAAGGCTGGGCTGAGCCTAACCAACAGGGCGTCTGGTGGCGTGATCGTGCCGGGCGTGGCGGCGGAGTGGAGTATCATTTGTGTGTGCTGCCGACATCGGCGCAAGCCAAGCTGACGCTTGATCTGACGATCACGAGCGAGCGCAAGGGCGAGTCCGCGCCGGATGAGAGTGCCTGTGCCGACCGCTGGCGGTGGTTTGAGCGGTTGACGGACACGAAGAAAAACAGCGCCCGCGCTCGGCTGGAGATCCTGCACACGATCCGCGAGTTGACCAATGCGGGCGTTCAGAAAGTGGCGGCGGTCAAACAGGTGGCGCGGCTGAAGAATGTCTCGCCATCGAGCATCTATGGGTGGGAGGCGCTGGTGCACCGCGTGCCGCGCTCCGACTGGCTGCCGTTTCTGGCTCCCCGCCATGTCGGCCAGACCGCTGCGAAGTGCGAATTCGACCCGGCTGCCTGGGATTGGCTTTGCAGCGAATATCTGCGGAAAGAGCAGCCGAAGCTGTCGGCCTGCTATCGCCGGTTGCAGGTGGCGGCCACGCAGAAGGGGTGGGCAATCCCCACTGAGCGGACCGTGCTCAACCGCATCCGGGCGTTGCCGCAGGCGGTGGTTGTGCTGGGGCGCGAGGGTGAGCGCGGGCTGGACCGCATGATGCCGACGCAGCACCGCGACCGTTCGACGCTGCATGCGATGGAAGCGGTGAATGCCGATTTCCACACATGGGATGTGTTTGTGAAATTTCCCGATGGCGTTGTCGATCGCCCGTCGATGATCGCGTTGCAGGATATCCATTCGGGCAAGATCCTGGCATGGCGCATCACCCGCAATCCCAATCGCTGCGCGGTGCGGTTGGCCATCGGCGACATGGTCGAGCATTACGGCATTCCGCGCCATTGCGTGCTCGACAACGGCCGTGAATTTGCCTCGAAGTGGATAACGGGTGGCACGCCAAACCGGTTTCGCTTCAAGGTGCGCGACGACGAGCCCAGCGGGTTGCTGGTGCAGCTCGGTGTCCAGGTGCATTGGGCGACGCCATATCGCGGCCAGTCCAAGCCCATCGAGCGCGCCTTCCGCGACATGGCGGGCGACATCGCCAAGCACCCGGCCTTCGCGGGGGCCTACACGGGCAACAGCCCGCTCACCAAGCCAGAGAATTACAACAGCGCCGCCGTGCCGTTCGAGACATTCTTGCGCGTGCTGGAGGTGGAGATCGCGGCGCATAATGCGCGCCCAGGTCGACAGGGTGGCATCTGTGCGGGGCGCAGCTTCGATCAGGTGTTCGCTGAGAGCTATGCCTCTGCGAAGATCATCAAAGCAGTGCCTGAACAGCGGCGGCTGTGGCTGCTCGCCGCCGAGGCGCGGCGGGTGAATAGCCTGACCGGCGAACTTGAACTCATGGGAAATTACTACTTTGTCGATGCTCTGCATGAGCATCGGGGCAAGAATGTTGTGGTCCGCTTCGATCCGGACCGGTTGCAGCAGCCCGTCCATGTCTACCGGTTGGATGGGGTTTACATCGCCGAAGCCCCGTGCCGGACCAAGACCGGCTTTCTGGACGCTGACGCTGCCCGAGAGTCCATCCGCAACAAGACCGTCGCCAAGCGGGCGATCCGGGTGGCGTTGGCGGCGCAGAAGAAGCTCACGCCTGCTCAGCTGGCCGATGTGCAGGCTGAGCCATTACCGCAGCAGCAGCTGGACGCTCGCGTGGTGGAGCTGCGCTTCGGCAACACCATTCGCACGGTCGCTGCCGAGCCCGAGCTGGCCGAGCCCTCCGATTGGGATCTCGCATTGCTGCGCCAGGGACGTCCCCGGCTGGTGCGCGGCGAATAACTCACACGCTTAATCCAGGAGACCATAATGAGCGAGACTGCCGAACTTAGCCGCCCGATTGCCGCGCTGCTGCCTGGGCCGATCCCCGATGATCGACCGGATTACGACACGCTGATCGAGATGACGCATACGGCGATGATCGAGGACGGCCTGAGCCAGAACGCTGCGGCGCACCAGATTGGCTATAAAAGCCCGACGATCAGCGCGTGGTTGAACAAGAAATATGTGACCGGCAACGTCGATAACATCTGTGCCGGGGTCTGGCGCTGGCTGAAAGCGCGGGGGGATAGCCGCAAGCGGCATGTGGCCCGGCGTACGCAAAGCTTCGTGGAGACGAACGCGGCGCAGATCGTGGCGAACGCGCTGCACCGCGCGCAGTTCGAGCCGCTGATGATCACCATCACGGGCGATCCTGGGGTGGGTAAGACGTCGGCGATGCGGGAATATCAGCGCACCCACAACAACGTCTTCCTGTTCACCGCCTCGGTGTTGGTGGCCAGCCCCAAGGCGATCATGGGGCTGATCTGCGATGAGCTGAAGATCCTCGAAGGGGCACCCTATACGCGGCCGAAGAAGATCGGGGCGACGTTGGCCGGGCGCGATGCACTGATTGTCATCGACGAAGCGCAGCATTTGAGCATGCCTGCGATTGATCAGTTGAGGTCGTTGTATGATGACCCGCGTTGCAGCGTCGGCATCGTGCTGGCGGGCAATTATATGGTGCGGCGCAATCTGACGCCTGGGGCGGCGGGCACGCTGTATGCCCAGCTGACCAGCCGTATCGGCTGGCACGTCGACCTGAAATGCTACGGCTCGGATGTGGACCGCATCCTCGATGCTGAAGGCATCGTCAGTGAGGACGCGCGTAAGCTGCTGCGCTTAACCGCTGCCCAGCCGGGCGCGCTGCGTTCGGTAGATATGGTGCTGCGCGCAGCGCACATCCTGGCCGGCACCGAGCAGGCGGCGGACGTGACCTATGAGCACATCCGCACCGCCCATCAGCAGCGTCACCAGCAGCTCGGGGGGGCTGCGTGATGCAATCGCTGCCCATTGAGGCGATCCGCAAGGCGTTCATCGCATCGGATGATCCGGTGATCGATATGGTCGCCTTTCTGCTCGATGCCACCGAGATCGATGCGATGATCGCAGCCGTTGTTGTGGCGCAGATTGAGACCGGGTGGACGCTGCTGCCCCCTGCTCTGTCATCACATGCCACGCAGTTTAGGAGGGTGCTCAAACAGCGCGCCTCCCGCATGGGGCGTGCCCCCGCATGATCCCGCCGCGCACCCCCCTCTGCCGTCGCTGTGACGATGCGGGATACGTCGGTGCGCGCGAAACGCTGGACGCCTGCCCGGATTGCACCGAGCGGGCGGAGGTTATGTGGCAGGCCAGCAAGGGCCTCATGCCGATTTCCAACGACAGACAGCCGCGTCAGTTCGACGCCGCGAAGATGAGGAGGGCGTGATGGCGAAGCCGAAGAAAGTGAAAGCGCAGGCGCAGGTCGGCATCATGCAGAGCCGGGATGAGGTGATCACTGCGGTCGCCCAGATCGGCGAGCTGGTGCGTGAGCGCACGCGGATTGAGGCCGCGATGAATGACGAGCTGGCGGTGGTCAAAGCGAGGTTTGAGACTGAGGCGCAGCCGCATGGCGAGCGCATCACGGCACTGACGTTTGGTGTGCAGGCGTGGTGTGAGGTCCACCGGATGGACCTCACACAGGGCGGTAAGACTAAGACCGTCTTGTTGCCCACCGGTGAAGTGAAGTGGCGCACCACGCCGCCGAGCGTGTCGATCAAGGGTTCCGATGCAGTGATGCAGCTGCTGCGCGAGAAGCAGCTCACCCGGTTCATTCGGACGAAGGACGAGATCAATAAGGAAGCCATCCTGGCCGATCAGGCCGCCGTGGTCGGCATTGCCGGAATCACGATCAAGCAAGTCGAGGAATTCGTGATCGAGCCGTTCAATTCGCAGCTCGATGAGGTGGCGTCATGAACGCGTCGGTCAATCGTCATCTACCGGGAAAAACGGCCAGGGATCAGGGGGCTCATTCACAATCGCCCAACCCGCTTGAGCCGCCTGTCGGGTTACCATCCGATATGACGGCCCTGACTGGATCCCCGTCCGAGTTATCTGCTCCAGCATACCGCAAGCCAGTTGCGCGAGGTACAACGCCGAAAGAAGAAACAAAGGCTTGTCAACGCCGGGAACTTTACGAAGCAGGGTCTTCCGCCGTGAGGGTGTCGCCTGGAGATAGTTCAGACAGTCCGCCCTATGTTCAGCACAAAACACCAGAACTTTTAGGCCGCTGGGGTAAGCGATTGCGTCAAATATTCGGTCTAATCCAAACTGTTGGATTTCGTCTCGGATTTCATACTCATGCTTCCGGGCTTCCGCCGCGTAGTGATCAAGATCCATCACCCTCTCCCGCAAACACGCATCCTAGAATTCGTTTCAAAATTGCAGATGCACGAGGAGTCGGGGAAGAATTCTTGGAGCCGGTGTCCCGCGAGCCTGCGCAGAGCGAGACAGAACATCTTCTGTCGCTGGCGCGGAAGTTCGATGATCTTGCCAATGGCTGGGAGGAAGAAGCCTATGCCACGGCGCAGATAGCCGAGCGCGAAAATGCTCTTGGGCGCGCTGCCGCTTGGCGACATGCAGGGGCATTCTTACGTGATCATGCCGATGCGACGAGGCGTCAGGCCTCCCATGGGGTGGCCCCATGATCCCCGCCGAGAAGCGCCGCGCGGATAGGTTGTTCTGGTCATTCGTTCGCGACGTGGTGGTCACTGCGATCATCGTCGTGCTGATCGCAGTGACCATCCAAGCAGCGGATTACGCAATTGCCCTGATGCGCCGCCCTGGGGTGGTCTTCGCTGGAGACCAGAAATGACCACCACCGAGGCGCATCAGGCCGAGCGAAAGACGCTGATCCAGACGATCCATATCGCCAAGAAGGCGCTGGCGCTGGATGAGAGCAGCTATCGCGGATTGCTGATGCGGGTGACGAACGTTGAGAGTTGCGCGGTGATGCAGGTGCAGCAGCTGCGCGCCGTTGTGGCCGAATTCAAGCGCCTCGGCTTCAAGTCCGCACCCGGCAAGCACAGCAAGCCGACGCCGCGCAACGGCAAGGTGCGGGTGATCTATGCGATCTGGGGCGAGATGGCATCGCTGCTCGACGATCCGTCGCCAGCGGCTTTGCGCGGATTCGTGAAGCGGCAGACCGGCGTGGACGGCATCGACTGGCTGAATGATGCGCATTGCAACCAGGTGATCGAGGGCCTGCGTGGCTGGCGCGAGAACTTGAAGAAGGGACGCTCGACATGACTGCTTCCTATATGCGTGGCCTATTAGAAGCCGCGCCGTGCAACGTTGGCATCCATCAAAGGCTGTGCGACGTTTCTCGCATGCGTTTGTTGGATGACAAGTGTAAAGGCGGCCTGATCACCAAGGTGATCGACGCCGAAAAATCCGGCCGTCACCTCGTCATCTTCAATATCGAGATCACCGACAAGGGCCGTGCGGAACGGGATCGTCTGCGTCTGATCGCCCCTGTGCGCACTGGAAATTGGTGGTGACGACATGAGCCGGATGCTCTCTGAGCTGCTCGATCTGCTTGGCGACGCCGATACGCAGCGCCTGATCGAAACCTATGGTGGCACGCGCGTTTGGGTGCCGATTGGGCCCAAGGTTGGCACCTTGACGATTGCCACGGAGGTTTCGCCGTCAGTCGAGATCGCGCTGGCCTCCGTCTATGGCGGGATGCTGATCCAAATCCCGTTGTCACGCGACTGGCGGGCGGATATCTATCACCGCAGCGGCATGTCACGCGCACAGATTGCGCGAAAGCTCGGGATCAATGAGAATGCCGTTCGCGTCTTGCTGAAGCGCGGTCGCGTGGTGTCTGGGAAATCCACCCAGGTCGGCGCGTCCACATCCCAGCTAGCCCTCCCTTTGTTCTGATTGCCCTGGCCACGGGGGCTTTCCCGGTGGGATGCCCCGCTTTGAGCATCTTCATCATCCTCTCCGTCATCATGATCCCTCGCCGACTGATCGGCCCTGGGGATTTGCGGAGCAGGCAGTGGCATCGATCCCCGATTTCGTTTGGAATTTCATGGTCGGTGCCGAAGGGCGCGGGCTTGACCTGACGTCCAGTGATCCAGGAAACTGGACCGGCGGCGCTGTCGGATCTGGCGTGTTGCGTGGCAGCAAATACGGCATCAGCGCGGCTATCTATCCCTCCATCGACATCGCCAACCTGACCGAGGTCGCCGCCCAGGCGATCTTTGATCGCGACTATTGGAGCAAGATCGGCTGCGACCGACTGCATCCTGCTCTGGGCTTCCTGGTGGTCGATGCTGAATACAATGGCGGTCAGCCCATCCGCTGGATGCAGCAGGCTGTCGGCACGGTTATCGATGGCGATTTTGGCGATGACACCGAGCGCGCCGCGACGTTGGCGATGGCCTCCAATCCCACCGGCGTGCTGGCGACGTTCGCGGCGCTGCACCTGGGCTATCTCGCGATCTGCCGCCTGTGGCCCATCGATGGCGTTGACGCTGATGGCCGCCCGCTTGGCTGGGTCACGCGCCTGACGAATGCGCTGGCGCTGGCCGTTTCGGTCGCCGTCGCCCCAGCTTCTCCCCTTTTGGTCAACTAGGAGCCTGTGATGGATATCGTAGCACTTTACCACTCCCTTACGTTGGCGGACCTGCTGCCGTGGATCGCAGCCGTGGTGTTCGGTGCCACGGCCCTGCTGCGTGTCATGCCGGTGCCGTCATCGGACAGCTCATCCAGCTATGTGCAGCTCTACGGGTTGGTTCACCTGCTCGCCAACTTCAAGAACTTCGTGAACTCGCCGCAGTTCGCCCCTGCACAGATTGCGTCCTCGCTGGGGCGCATTGAAGCGGCGATCGCTGCAATCCCATCGCCTGCAATTGGGGTGACTGTCGCCGCTCAAGCGACGACTGCCGTCGCTGCGTGACCATGACGCCAACTCTCATGAAGGAAATTCTGATGCGTTCCAAAACCGTTTGGGCGGCGCTATCCGCCACTTTTATCGCCGCCGCCGTGATCGTTCTGGGGGCCTGCTCGCAGACGCAAATCACGACCGCCGCCAACCCGCTGGCCGGTCAAGCCGCTGTGATGGCGACGGGCGCTCTCAAATCGCAGGTCGATGCCGAGTGCGCCGCAGCGGGTGGTGTTGCGGTCTCGCCGCCGGTCAATCCGGCCTCGGCTCCCGTCATCGCGATTGTCGTGCCGAAAGCCCCTGCGCTGGTCACTCCTGCGGCCCCTGCGCCGGTTGTCGCCCCGGCCACACCGGCGACGAACTGACAAAACGGCCAGCTAGGCCGCCACGCCCTCAGAATGAAAGATGTGTCATGCCTGTCACCCTTCCCATCAATGCCGTCACGCTGCCGTATGATCAGATCGTGACCATCGCGCTCGAATTCGAAGATGCCGTGGGCATCAAGCGTTCTGCCCCGGTCGGTGCGACCGTTGTGAGTTCCGATCCGACCATTGTCACCGCGTCGCTGTCGGCTGATGGCAACTCCGTCATCATCGCCGCTGCTGCGCAATCTGGTGCTGCCACCGTCACCTATGAAGACGGCACCGTGACCTCGGAGCTGTCCATCACGGTGATTGAGCCGGTCGTCACCAGTGTGATCTTCGAGGACGGCACCGCGACGTTTGCTGCCAATCCGACGCCGCCGACTGCCGCTGCCCCGACTGCTTGAAAGGCAGCTCCGCCTTTCATCACTGCAACTGGTGTGGCCGTCACGGCGGCCACACCAAAAGCCCCTACGAAGCTGCTCAAGCGGCGGCACAGATGGATCTGCTTCATGCCTGATTGGATGGACCGCGCGCAGGAGGATCAAGATGCACGCCTGGAGCAAGTTCTGGGTGCACATCAGTCCCGTCCTCGCCTGAGCCAAATATCGCTGAGCTGCGTGTCCTGCGGCGACGAAATCCCCGAGATGCGTCGGATAGCGGTGTCGAACTGCTGCCTGTGCGTCGAATGCCAAGCCGACATGGAGCGCGTGCACCGATGAGCTTACTTGAGGTTAACTGGCAACAAATTGCTGCTGCGCTCGCGGTGCTGATGTCGCTGAGCGGCGCGATTTACTGGGTTCTTCAGACGCGTCTTGGTCGCCGCTTCGTCGCTCACTCGGAATTCCGGGAGATCAAGGGGCAGCTGGAAGCAATGCAGACTGCCTCGTCTGACCGTCCCACCAAGAGCGATTTCCAGGGACTTCAGTCGCGCATTGAGCGTGTCGAAAGCAACATGACGGGTCTGCAAGCGCAGATATCGGACGTCAAGATCGATACCGGCGCGATCAAGGCTGCCCAGGCTGGCCTCGTGAGAGAGGTCAGCGCTGTCGCTCATCAATTCTCACTGCTCAACGAGTATCTGCTCAAAAGGAGGGGCGAATGAGCGGCTTCGCAGAGGTTCTTGCGGCGGACCGTCGCCTCGTCATCCTCCGGACGCTATCCGAGGCACCGGGCTATCAGCTCAACGAGATGGTGTTGCGCACAGCTGTCCAGGCGCTTGGTCACACTGCCGGTCGCGACGTGATCCGTGGCGATGTGGCGTGGCTGCAGGAGCAGCTATTGGTGCGCGCCGACGAGATCAATGTTCCCACCTCTGGCAAGCTTTGGGTGGTGCATCTGACCATCGCCGGTGGCGAAGTCGCTGATGGGCGCTCCCATCCCGGTGTTGCGCGTCGAGGGCCAGAGTGAGATGGGCCGTAAATCCTCCATCGACCGCCTGCCGGAAGACGTGCGCGGCCTGATCGAGCAGCTGCATCAGCGCGGCTGGACCATCGACCAGATCCGCGAAAAATTGTCCGAGATGCTCGATGAGGTGCCCTCCCGCTCCGCGATCGGCCGCAAGCTGGTGGGGATGCAAAAGGTACGCGAGCGTCTGACGCGGTCGCGAACGGTCGCTGAAGCACTCGCGAAGGAGCTGGGCGATGCGCCCGGCAGCGAGATCGCCCGCCTCAACGTCGAGCTGATGCACTCCGCCATCCTCGATCTCTACATGAAATTTGGCGACGGCGAGACGGTCGACGCAGACGGCATGGCGGCACTTCAGGGCAATCCGGAGGGCATGATGATGCTCTGCAAGGCGCTGGATCACCTCGGCCGCGCGAGCAAGAGCAACGTCGATTACATCCTGGCAGTTGAAAAGCGCGCTGCTGAGAAGGCGCGTGCGGAGGCGGCTGTGGCCGTTGAGACGGTTGGTAAAGAGCGCGGCATCAGCGCGTCCACGATCGAAGCCATCAAGGCCAGCATATTCGGAGTGCAGCAGAAATGACCCATGACGATCATATCGCGAAACACCAAGCGCCGCTTCGCCTGCCGGGTGGCGAAGTTTGCTTGAGTGGTGAAGCGGATATCGAGCGTCAGATTATCAAGAAGGGTCTGGCAGCTCCGCGTGTCACCACAGACATGGTCGATGCCGCCATTAAGTCGTCAACCTATTATCTCTTCCCAGGCACGACGCTGATGATCTGCGCGTTAACCCTCACGAACGGCTTCATGGTGACCGGTGAGAGCGCGTGCGCGAGCCTGGAAAACTTTGACCTCGACCTGGGCGAGACCATCGCTTACCAGAACGCCCGTAAGAAAATCTGGGCCTATGAAGGCTACCTTCTGCGGGACAAGCTGAGCCGGGAAGTGTGATGGCCCGCGCCGCCGCTCCCATTCAGCCAGAGACATCGCTCCCCAGCGTCTTCCTGCCTTACCAGCAGCGGCTCTGGTCGACCGTCGATAGCTCCAAACTGTCGGTGCATGAAAAGTCTCGCCGCACCGGCTTCAGTTGGGCGCTGGCTGCCATCGCCGCTGCCACGGCCTCCTCTGCCCGCATGGCTGACGGCATGGACGTGCTCTATATGGGCTACGAGAAGGACATGACGCGGGAGTTCATCGACTACGTCGCCGAATGGGCGAAGTCGATGCAGGTCGCGGCTGGCGAGGTGAACGAATTCGTCTGGACCGACCCGGACCACCCTGAAAAGCAGGTCGGCGCGTTCCGGATCAAATTCGATAGCGGCTACGAGGTGGTGGCGCTCCCCTCTGTGCCCAGGGCGCTGCGTGGCAAGCAAGGCTTGGCCATCCTCGACGAAGCCGCCTTCATGGATGATTTGAAGGCCGTTCTGAAGGCCGCCCTGGCGTTCTTGATGTGGGGCGGTCGCGTCGTGGTGTGCTCGACGCATGATGGCTACGACAACCCGTTCAACGAATTGATTGAGGAAATCCGCGCAGGCCGACAACGCGGCGTTATCACCCGCACGACGTTCGATGGCGCGTGTGCCGAGGGGTTGTATCGGCGCATCTGCCTCGTGCAAGGGCTGGAGTGGTCGGCGGAGGGCGAAGCCGAGTGGCGGCAGGAAATCCTCGATACCTATCGGGAAAACGCCGACGAAGAACTCAATGTCATTCCGAACCCGGCCTCAGGCGTCTATTTGCCGGGGCCGCTGCTGGAAGCGCGGACAATCTCTGATGTGCCCGTCTGGCGCTGGACCGCTCCGCCCGGCTTCACGCTGTGGCCGGAGCATCAGCGCGTCGCGCATGTGCAGCGCCTCTGCGAGGAGGAATTGGCCCCGCTGCTCGCCCGGCTCGATCCAAAGACGCCGCATGTGTTCGGCGTCGACTTTGGGCGCATCCGCGACATCACCGCGATCCCGATCCTGGCCATCGAGCGCAACCTGGTGCGCCGTTCGCGGCTGGTGGTCGAACTGCGCAATGTGCCGCACGAGCAGCAAAAGCAAATCCTGTTCTTCGTCCTCAAGCGCGTGCCGATGCTGCGCGCCGGTAAAATGGACGCCGGCGGCAACGGCTCCTACCTCGCCGAGGTAACGCAACAGGAATTCGGCTCGATCATCGAGCCGCTGCAGCTCAGCGAGCCCTGGTATCGCGAGAACATGCCGCCGATGAAGGCCGCCCTCGAAGACGGCATGTTGCTGCTGCCGCGCGACCGCGAGGTGATCGACGATCTGCGTATGCTGGCCCTGGTGCGCGGTGTCGCCCGCGTGCCGGATCGCCGCCGCACCGATGAAGGTGCCTCGCGCCACGGCGACGCTGCCATCGCGTATGCCCTGGCCTATGCCGCCAGCCGGGCCGATCCGGAGATGTATGGCTATGAGGCCGCTGGCCGGGATGCAGCGGCCAAGCATCAGCGCGACTGGCGCTATGCCCATGACGAAGACGACGACACAGCGCCACGTGGCCGCAGCGTTGACTTCAACCGGCGGGGAGGCTTCGTCTGATGCCTGACCTCGACACTCCCGATGATGATGCTGCTCGCCTCGCCTGGGCCAACGCCAAGGTCGACCGCATCCAGATCGAAGCGCGGGCTGCCTGCACCTTTTTACCGGGCTCATGGGACAAGTCGTTCGTGCGCCGCGTGGCGGATTTACTGGCAGCAGGCGAGCCGCTTTCCGACGGGCAGCGCTGCCAAGTGCTCCGTCTGACCTGGAAGTATCGTCGTCAGTTGCCTCAGACGGTGCGCCCCGCGATCAATCCCGCCGATCCGCTCAGCCCGCATTTCCAGGGCTGGCGCTCAGTGCCAGCCCCCGCACAATCACACCGAGCTCGTCTCGGCCTGGAGGCCCTTGATGGCTGACGATATCAAAAGCCTGATCGACCAATATGGCCAGCCGATCCCCTCCTGGCAGATCGCCCAGCTGCGCGAGAGCATCGCCGACACGGATGCGATGCAGGGCCGTCCTCCGTTCCAGGGGCATTTGTCATTCGGCATCGAGCCGGAGCGGCTGGGAAATATCATCCGTGCGGCCGACTATGGTCAGACGCTGGAATGGATGATCGTGGCGGAAGAAATCGAGGAGCTGTTTCCGCATTACAGCTCGGTGCTGTCCAAGCGAAAGCGCCAGGTCTCGCAGTTGCCGATCACCATCGTCGCAGCCGAGGACGTGGCAGACGGCGAGAAGCACGCTGTTTTCGTGCGTCAGTGGCTGTCTACCGGCGTGCTCGCCCGCGCCATGTTCGACATCTGCGATGCCGTCGGCAAGGGCTACACCGCCAATGAGATCATCTGGGAGAGCAAGCCGGGCTGCGTTCGCCCGCTGGAGATCAAGTATCGGCCACAGCGGTTTTTCGAGATCTCCCCCATCGATGGCGAGACCGTGTGGCTACGCACGGAAGGCGGCTTTGCCGATCTGGCTCCGCACAAGTTCCTGCTGCACACCCATCGGTCAAAGAGCGGCAACGTCGTCCGCTCTGCTCTCACGCGCATGGTCGCTTGGCTCTGGATGCACGCCAGCTACACGCTGAAGGACTGGGCGCTTTTCGTGCAAGGCTACGGGTTGCCCATCCGCATCGGTCGCTACGGGCCGGAGGCCGGGGCGGATGACAAGCGTGTGCTGTGGCGCGCGGTGCAGTCCATCGCTGGTGACGTGGCGGCGATCATCCCGAAGTCGATGGAGATCGAGTTCATCAAGGGGGCGGAGAATGCTGCCGGCACCGATCTCTACCTGAAGCGCGCGGACTGGCTGAACCGCGAGGTCTCGAAGCTTGTGTTGGGCGGAACAGCCGGCACCGAAGCGATCAGCGGTGGCCATGCGGTGGGCCAGGAGCATCGGGCGGCCGAGGCGGACATTGAGAAGTTCGATGCCGGGCTGCTCGGCAACAGCATCACGCGGCAGATCATCCAGACGATGATTGCCTTCACGTTCGGCCCGCAGGATGCCTATCCGACCGCCTCGGTTGGACGCCCGGAAGAGGTGCCGCTGAAGGATGTGATCGCGGCGGTTGGCGATCTCGGCCCGCTCGGCTTCAAGGTGAAGGCGCAGGAAATCCGCGACCGCCTGCAGCTGACCAAGCCGGAGGATGGCGACGAGACCATCGGCGGCGTGCCGCCTGCCCCCGTTGATAAACCTGCCGTCCCGCATCTGGCGATCACGCCGCCGGAGGGCATGACGATGCGACCAGGCGCGCTGCTCGGTAGACTGATCACTCTGCAATCCGAGGCTCCGCCGGAAGTGGTCGAGCAGCTCACCGAGCGCTTGGCCGAGGACGCCGCAGGCGCACTTGCTGGCATGACGACCGAGGTGCGGCATTGCTTCGAGCAGGCGACCGACATGCATGACCTGGCCATGCGTGTCTCCCAGCTAAAGCTCGATCCGCGCGCCTTTGCGGACGCCATGTCACGCGGCCTGGCACTCGCCGAATTGGTCGGACAGGCAGCACTGGTCGACGAGCTGCGGGGGCGCGGAAATGACTGAAGTCGCCCCTTTGACTGATCGGCTGTTAGCCGGATTTGCAGCCCAAGCTTACACCACCAGCACTTTCCAATCCGGGGATGTCAGCGCCACGGGCTTTTTCTGGGGCGAATTCGATGTCATCGCCTTTCGTGGAACGCAGCCAGACAAGATCGCAGATTGGGTGCGTGATCTTGATATCTGGCCAACGTGGCGGCGTGGCTTGGGTCTGTGCCACCGGGGGTTTGTCACTGGAGCCGAGAGTGTGCTTTCGGACATCCTCCATAGCTTTGAAGGCGGTCGGCTCGTCATTACCGGACATTCCCTTGGCGGAGCACTAGCGCTCGCATTCGCTGGTCTGCTGGTGCGGAGCAGTCATCCGGTTGAAGCCGTGGTGACGTTCGGCTCACCTCGGCTGGGCTTTGGTCGACTTCAGCGGCTGCTCTCGAAAACGACTGTGCGCCAATATGTGGATGGCAATGATTTGGTGCCGGAGGTGCCACGTCCTTACCTGCATATGCGCACACCGATTGCGGTGGGCACGCCGCTGCCCGACCCGTTCGATGCGCACGCGGTGGCGCGCTATGCCGCGCTGGTGCCTGAGACCGTGATAGGCTGATGCCGGACGATATCGCCACTGCGATTGATCTGCCGTTCAAGGAAGCCATCGACTTCTTCCGGCAAAAGGCGCGGGTGCCCACGTCCGACTGGACGGGGGTCTGGCGGACCGCGCACAGCCATTCATTCATGGTCGCGGGCGCCACTTCAGATGCCCTTCTCGGAGACTTCCAAAAGGCTATTCAGAAGGCTTTGGATAAGGGCACGACGCTGGCCGAGTTCCGCAAGGATTTCGACGGCATCGTCGAGCGCCATGGCTGGGCCTATAATGGCACACCCAGCTGGCGCAGCCGGATCATCTACGAGACCAATCTCTCGACAGCCTATTCGGCGGGCCGCTATGCCCAGATGACTGAGCCGGGCGCGCTCGCCGTCTATCCCTATTGGCAATATGTTCACTCCGGCAGCAGGCATCCGCGTCCGCAACATCTGGCGTGGAACGGCTTGACGCTGCGGGCTGATGACCCGTTTTGGGCGGCACACTATCCGCCGAACGGCTGGCGCTGCGGCTGCCGGGTGAAGCCGGTTAGCGACAGCGGGCTGCGACGCATGGGAAAGACTGCACCGGACACAGCACCGCCGACGGCCACCAGGCCATGGCGCAATCCGCATACTGGCGAGGTGCATCAGGTGCCGGTCGGGATCGATCCGGGCTTCGACTATAATCCCGGCATGGCCTGGAAACAGGGCGGTGCATCGATCCCAGTCAAGTCACCAGACCTCAAACCTGTCGGCCGCCAAGCCGCATCGCCAGAGAAGATCGCCAAATGGGTGCAGGAGCCGGTCGGCGATCTGCCGGTCGGCGATCTCTCCACCCAGACGCAGGCAATTCTCGATACCACAGCCGACAGCGTGGTGCTCTCGCCGGATACGATGGAGAAGCAGCTGCTGCGCCATCCGGAGATGACCGTCGATGATTACGCCGCATTGCCTGCCGTGCTTTCCCAGCCGGATGCCGTGGTGCAGCGGCATGATGGCGATCAGGAACGCGGCTTCCTGGCCGCGATCAATGGTCGCACCATGTGGGCCTGGGTGAAGGTGACCAAGAAGGCCGACGAAGCCTATGTCGTCAGCTATTATCGCGCCCGTCCGAAAGCGAAGATCATCGTCTGCACCATCCAGACCTTCCCCTTCGCCTTGAAC